AAGCAGAGACGGCAGCAGGCGCATATATCACAGCGGGCGGCTGATACCATACGAAAAGCGTAAGCCAGCACTGCACGGCTATAAGACCGCAGGAGCGGCAGCAGGCATATGCAGCAAGCTAAGCCTAAAGGTAGCGTTTGCGATATATGACCGCAGAGCCTTAGAGGGCGAGAAGTTTTACGAGGAAACATATAAGGACTACTACGTAGAGGACGGCAGACTACAGAAAGAAGAGGCGCGGCTTATGAGCGTAAGAGAGTTTCTAAACACCTGCCAGATTAACTGGGATAGCGTGACGATCACAGAGGACTACGACGGAGACGAACGGCAGCCGCCTATAGGCAAATACAAAGATATGCGCAAGATACCAGACTACGCACTACAGCTGTACGTAAGTGCATGGGATATGCAGGAAACGACAGAGGCAGACGGCAGCCCAGTAGTAGAGATCATTATAGGAGTATAAGGGCGAGGCAACGGCGGTATGGAAAGCATAGCAAGAAAAGGCTTTAGAGTATATAACGGGGGCAGAATACAACAGGATACAGCGCGGCTGGTTAGCAGAGACTGGCAGCGGCACGCTGATTATATGGCTGGCTACCTTTATGTAAAGGAAATGCAGCGCAGAGAAGAGCAAGAGCGACACGCACGCAGGCTGGCATATATGAGGCAGAAAGGATACGGCGCACTTTGGGCGGCGCTGGGAGTAATATCCGTACCGCTGTTAGATATGGACGCTACAGCCGCGCTGCTTTTTGTACCGCTGGGCTTACACATGATCTTTACAAAAGAGCTGCTTATAGAAAGCGAGGGCGAGCTATGAACTTTGAGCAGGCTTTAAGGTATCTGGTAGACGGCGATAGGGTAATACTGCACGAGGGCGAAAAAGAAGTATTTACAGGCTACGCAAGTCTGATACCGCAGGAGATAAAAGAGAGGCTGGCAGGCAAAGAGGTAACGGGCTACCGCTGCCACTTAGATATTAAACATAAAGAATGGCAAAAGCGCGGACTTATGCCACCAATACAACCAGACGAGCTGGCGCAATACAACTTTAGCGACTTACAGCTGTCGCTTTACTACTGCATATATGTATAAACAACACACGCCGTTAGCTCAACGGTTAGAGCGCACGCCTTATAAGCGTGTAACGCGGTTTCGACTACCGCACGGCGTATATGAATTAAGAACGAAAGAGAGGGCACACAATGGAGCAGGGAAAAATACAGATATTAGAGCTTTTCGGCGGTATCGGTAGCCCACGCTGCGCACTGCGCAATATAGGCGTACCAGTAAAGGCTATCGACTATGTAGAGATAGACGAAAAGGCAGCACGCAGCTATAACGCAATGTTTAAGGCAGAGCTGCCATACGAAACGCAAAGCGTAGTAGGCTGGAACTTACGCCCAGACATACTTATACACGGCAGCCCGTGCCAAGACTTTAGCATAGCAGGACACCAAAGAGGCGCGGACGAGGGCAGCGAGACACGCAGTAGCCTTATGTGGGAAACCATACACATAATACAGCAAATGGGCGACTGGAAACCGCGCTACGTTATCTGGGAGAACGTGAAAAACGTAACCAGTAAGCACATGAGGGCAAATTTTAACAGGTATCTTAGCGAAATGGAAAAGCTGGGATACAAAAACAGCTATAAACTGCTGGACGCGCGCGAGTTTGGACTACCACAGGCACGCGAGAGAGTTTTTACAGTATCCGTATTGGACGGCGAGCCGTTTAGCTTTGACGACATTATACGCACACCTATGCAGGATATAAACAACTACCTGCTGGACGACGCACCAGAGGTTTACGACGTAACACAGCCAAGCGTGCTTAACGTAATAGGGCATACAGGAATAAAAAGAGCAACAGTAATAAAAGATTACGCCTACACGATCACGACGAGGCAGGACAGAACGCCAGCGCAGGTAATAGATAAAGGCGACGGTACATACAGGTATTTAACAGAGTTAGAGTGCTGGCGGCTTATGGGATACAGCGACGAGGATTACGAGGCAGCGGCAGCAGTGCAGCAGAGGATAGGACGCTACACAATGGCGCTTTATAAGCAGGCTGGCAACAGCATACCAGTGCCGATATTTGAGAGCTTATTTAGAAAGATTATTTTAGGGCAGACCGCTTAAGGAAGTGAGGGGCTTACATGATCGTAGCGTATATATGCAGCCCGTATAGGGCAAAGGATAAAAAGCAGCGCAAGCAGTACGACGAGTATGTAAAACGCCTTACAAAAATGGCAATAGACAGCGGCATAGCACCTATAACGCCGCATATGTATATTACGCGAGTGCTGGACGACGACAACAAAGAGGACAGAGCGGCAGGGCTGGCAGCAGGCATAAGCCTGTTATATAAGTGCGACGTGATTATAGTAGGCGACAAGTACGGGATAAACGAGGGTATGCACGGCGAGATACAAGAGGCACGGCGGCAGGGCATACCGATAGTGGACGCAGAGGCAAGCACCAGCGTAGACGACTTTATACAAAAAGTACACCGCGCAGCAGACAGGAAACCAGTTTCTTTTATTGTTTGAGAGGGGGGCGAGCGTATGCAGTACAAAACGTGCCCAGCGTGCGGGGCTAATTTAGATCATAGAGAGCGTTGCACCTGCGGCGGCATTGAAACAGCAAAGCTGCATACACCACGCGAGGCGATAGTAGACCGTATGGCAGCTATGGAACAGGCAAAGGCACGCCAGAAAGCGATAGCGCAGGAAACCTTAAGAAAGGGGATATATACAGAGATATGCAGAAAGACGAACGGGTAATACTGGGAGAAGAAACAGAGGTACAGTTGTGGCATTTTGAGCTGGTGTTAGAGGATAGGCGCACAGGCGAACGGCTGCAAGGCGAAACTGTAGAAGTAGGTAACGAAGATTACGACTTAGACGCAGCGCTTAAGAGCATAAGGCAGAGATATAGCAGGCTGGGCTACGGAGTAACAGGCGCGACTTTTAAGGAAGAGCGTATATATAAGTTTTCTGCACTTAAGGCATACGAACAGGCAGCAGAGAGCGAGAGCAGCAGAGAGCCGCGACATATAGAGGACGAAGAGGACGACGGCGACAGCTGGCAGGACGAAATAGCGGCAACGCTGGCAGAGCTGGACGACTAAGGAAAAGAGGGTAAAGAGTTTGGAGCAGAGAACGCAGGACAATGCAGTAGCGCTTATAGGTATTATGGCGCAAGAGCTTAAAGAGATCAGCAATATATACGGGCAGCAGTACAAGGGGTACAGCACCATAGTAAAAACGACGCGTCGCAGCGGACAAGAGGACGAGGCGGTAGTAGTGTGCCCAGCTGATACCGAGCAGATCACGGCAGGCACACCAGTAATATGCTACGGCAAGTTGCAAACCTTTAAGAACTACCAAAGCGGCAAGGTGCTGGTATACGTGCTTGCAGAACTGTTTATAGCGACAGGCGAAAACTACCAGACAGAGAACGAGGTAAGGCTTAAGGGAATACTGGGCAAAGGAATAACGCACAGAGAAACACCGAGCGGTAAGCGTATTACGGATATAAAGGTAATAGTACCTAATGCGATCAGAGAGGGCGGCAGCTGCTACGTACCTGCTATTTGCTGGAATAAAGCGGCAGACGAGGTAAAAGACTGGGCAGAGGGTACACAGGTAGAGCTTGCAGGTAGGTTGCAAAGCAGAGCGTACAGCAAAGAGGCAGAGGACGGAGAAACGGCAGAGCATACCTGCTATGAGGTTTCTATATTCAAGATCACAAAGAAAGAGGGCTAAGTATGGGGCATTATGTAACGATTGAGTACACAGACGGCACAAAAGAGCAGACATACGTAGACGAGTGCGGCGTAAAAGACGGGTGCCTATACCTATATACTCGTTTCGGAGTAAAGGCAGGCACAAGAAACATACCTCTGGAACGCATAAAAGAGTGGATAAAAGAAGATTGAAACAGAAAGCGAGGCACAGCATGAGCAATAAAAGGAAGTTACAGAGGCAGGTAGCAAAGGCAAAAGCAGCTAAGCTATCTAACAATGGAAAGAACGGGAAAAGCAGCACTATTTTTAAGAATATCTGGAAAGGGCAGCAGGTGGCAGCTGGGAAAGTACGCAAACGCAACCGCGAGCAGCGCACAGATAAGGATATTGCAAGGCTGATAGAAAACGCAAGGCAGCGGGCAGCTGAACGCGTAAAAGAGTAATAAAAAAGCGCCTGCGGTACTGGGAATACCACAGGCGCTACGCCATACCTTTTATGAACATATCAATATTATAAGGCAAGTATGGCAAAAACGCAAGAGGCACGCGCTTTTTAGAGTACGCGCAAGCCTTATTAAAACACTTGATAAAAGTATTAGATTTACGACAGGGGTAAATATATATGCCATACGTTAAGAGGGTTACCGAGGCAGGTAAAACCAAAGAAATAGAGTACTACTATACCAGCAGATACCAAAAGAGAGGACAAAAGAGAGCAGATAAAGTAAAGCTCACGAGGGAAGAGCAAAAGAGGGTAAACAAGAGGCAGGCAGAAAGAAAGTTAAGGCTACTGCTAAATGCAAACTTTGGCTATGGAGATTATCACGTAGTACTGGACTACATACGCAGGAAAGACGAAGAGCCACGGAGCAAAGAGCAAATGCGCACAGACGTAGATAAGTTTTTACGTGAGTGCAGAAAGCTATACAGGGCAGCGGGCAAAGAGCTTAAGTATGTGCGCGTAATGGAGATAGGCGAAAAGGGAGCACGCCACCATCACCTTGTTATCAATAAGTGCGATACAGAGATATTACAGCAGGCATGGTACAAGGCATACGAGGGGCATAACCGCGTAAAGTTTTTTCCGCTGGACGATACAGGGCAGTATGGAGACTTAGCCGCCTATTTCATCAAATACACGGATAAGCACAGAACAGAGGAAGAGGGCGCACTTATGGGCAAGCGGTATAACTGTAGCCGTAATCTGGTACGCCCAGAGCCTACATACGAGATCATAACGCACAGGCAATGGTTTAAGGCAGAGCCATACGCACCTAAAGGCTGGTACATGGACGAGGATAGCGTAGAGCGTGGCATAAATAGCCCAGAGTTTTACGGGTACGGGTATTTTAGATACCGCATAGTCAAACTGGAGTAGGCAGGTATAGGAGCATGAGGGCAAAAGCAAAGATAGTGTCAGCAGCATTGATACTGATAGCAGTAGCGATACTGGTAAACAAAGAGGCAGCAGGCGAGATACCGCCACAGATCATAACAGCAGACTGGGAGCAGATAGTAGAGACAACGCCCATAAACGAGGTAGAGGCGGTACAGCCAGTGCAGCAGGTGGAAGAGATAAAGCAGCAGTATATACCGAGCACAGAGGCGGCAGAGGGATATATAAGCGAGGCAGAGCTTGTGGCTATCTGTGAAGAGGCAGGCGAAAAATACCAGATATGCCCAGAACTATTACAGGCGCTGGTAGAGCGTGAAAGTAGCGGATACATACAGGCAATTAACGGAAACTGCAAAGGGCTGGCGCAGATAAGCACGCGCTGGCACACAGAGCGTATGGAGCGGCTGGGCGTTACGGACATATACGAGCCGCGCGGCAATATCCTTGTAGCAGCCGACTACCTGCGGGAGCTTTTCGACGAAAGAGAGGACGACGACGTATACTACGTGCTTATGCGCTACAACATGGCAATAGACACAGCAAACGAGCTGTACGCAGCTGGCGAGATCACAGACTACGCCATAGGAATAACAGAGCGTGCAGCAGAATTGGAGAGGGCACACGGAAAATGAGGTATATAGCTTTAGCAATCGGCATAATAATTGCGCTACTGTTGCCAGCGATCATGGGAGCGGCGCAGGCGATATACAGGGCAGGCTTGCGGCAGAGAGCAGAGGAAGAGGGCAAGCATATAGGCTACCACCAGAAACACCCATAAATAGACGCACAGCATGTTATATGGCAGCACATAAAAGAGCGGCTTAAGTACAGGCTGCTTGTAAGAGGCAAGAACTGTAAAGCCTGCTGCCTACGGTGCAGATTTTATACAGAGTGTAAGGAAAGTATAGAGGCAGAGAAAGAGAGGGCGAAGAGTGAGAAACGTAAGGATAGACCACGAAAACGGCGCACAAGAGGCGCTGTTTAGCTGGTGCGATATACAGAGGCATAAGTACCCAGAGCTTAAGCTACTCTACCACGTACCGAACGGCGGCAAGAGAGACGCGAGGACAGCGCAGGCACTTAAGAGGCAGGGCGTAAAGGCAGGCGTGCCAGATTTATGCTTACCAGTAGCACGCGGCGGCTGGCATGGGCTGTATATCGAGCTTAAGGTAGGCAAAAACAAACCTACAGAGCACCAGCGCGAGTGGCTTAAGAGCCTGCGGCAGCAGGACTATGCAACAGCTGTATGCTACGGCTGGGAAGAGGCGGCAGAAACGCTGGCAAGCTACTTAGACAGCGGGCTACTTTTAGAGACAGCAGCAACGGCAGCAGCGTTAGCGGACGCGCCAGCGCTTATGCCTGCTACATAGATCACAAAAGACAGGAACTATAAACAGCCAGAGACTCAACGGAGCGAAAGAGAGGGCAGAACATGAAAGTAATAAGCATTATCAACCTTAAAGGCGGTGTAGGTAAAACCTTTACAGCGCACAATACGGCATATGAGCTGTATAAGCGCGGCAACAAAGTACTGGTACTGGATAACGACAAGCAGGGAAACGCAAGCAAGGCACTGGGCAAATATAGAGCGCTGGGAGAGTGCGGAGCTGCAAGGGCGCTTACAGGCAAATACAAGTATGCGCTGGACGTGATAACAGACGTGCAAAACACGGGCGGCATACTGGACGTGATAACGGGCAATATGTCTTTAATGACCGCAACGTATCAGCTTGCAGCAGAGCAGAGCAACCAGCTGGGCAGATACAAAAAGTTGTTAGAGACGGCAATAGCAAACGGCGACGAGGCGCTACCGTTTCCACGCACAATCAAAGACTGGTACGACTATATGATTATCGACAACCCACCAGACATAGCCTTTAACGTGGCAAATGCTTTGGAGATCACAGACGAGGTTATAGTACCCGTAAAAATAGACGAGTGGGCGTTAGAGGGGCTGGACGTGATAGCGCAGCAGATCGAGACGGCAAAGCAGATTAACCCAAACATACAGCTGCTGGGTGCACTGGTAACCATGTACCGAAACGACGACACAAACGTAGCGGGCATAGAGTGGCTACAGAAAAACAGCCCTATACCGCTGCTGGCAAAAATCAGATATACGCCAAAAGCAGCAGAAAGCACCTTTTTTACACAGCCTGTATATGAGTATAGCCCACGCTGCGGAGCGGCACAGGACTATAAGAACTTTGTAACAGCATATTTACAGGCACAGAAAGGGGGTAAATAACATGGCAGCAGGCAAATTTAGCTTTATGGATATTATGAACGCGCAGAGTAAGGCACAGGCGGCAGGCGAGGTATCGGACTATACAGAAATATGGCTAAACCCGTTAGCGGTAAAGCCGAGCGAAAGCAATTTTTACAGCCAAGAGAACATACAGGAACTGGCAGACAGCATTTTAGCCGTAGGACAGCAGCAGCCTACAGTACTGGGCAGAGTAAATGGCGAGTATCGCATAATCAGCGGACACCGCAGGAACGCAGCAAACTGCCTGCTGATAGAGCAGGGGCACGAAGAATACAAAAGCGTGCGCTATCTGTACCGCGATATGCCAGAGGCAACCTTTGAGCTATCGCTACTTGTAGGTAACGCCTTTAACCGAGAGCTTACAGCCTACGAAAAGACCGAGCAGGCAGCAAGACTGCGCAGGGCGCTTATAAAAGCTCGTGACGAGGACGGTGTAGAGATCACAGGAAAGCTGCGCGAGATCGTAGCGGACATTCTGGGAGAGAGCAGCACGAACGTAGCGCGCATGGAGCAGATAGAGAAAAATTTAAGCGACGCTGCAAAAGAGCAGTTTAAGGCTGGCAATTTAGGCGTTACTGCTGCATACGAGGCAAGCAAGCTACCAGAGGAAGAGCAGAACGAGATAGCAGCGCAGGCAGCAGCAGGCGAGGGAGTACGCGCCAAAGAGATAGCAGAAAAGGTAAAAGAGCGGCAGGCTGGCGACGATTACAGAACGCCGCACCCAGAAAGCATAACGAGCTGCCTAAACTATAGCACCTGCAACGTGAAAACGGGCACTTGCGAAAAGTGCGACGAGTACGTAAACAAGGCAGAGGCAGAAAAGACCGACGAGCAGCGCTACAGCGAAGAGCAGAACAGGATAGACAGAGAGACAGCCAAAAAGCTGCGCGAAAAAGAGGACGCAGAGCGCATGGCAGCGGGCGCACCAGTAAGAGAGCCTAAAACCCACGAGGTAAAGTTAGCCGCAAGCTGGTGGAACGACATAACAAGCGGCAAGAAACGCTTTGAGTTGCGCAAGAACGACAGAGGCTACAAAGTAGGCGACAAGCTGCTTATGCAGGAGTATGCAGCAGGCGCTTTTACGGGGCGCACTATTCTGGCAGACATAACCTATATGCTGGAAGAGTATACAGGACTTACAGAGGACTACGCGATCTTAGGCATAGAGCTGCTTAAGGTGTCCGAAACGGACACCGCAGGCGCGGAAAGTGAGGGCACAGAGTGAACAGACGACAGCGCAAAAGTACCTTAAGGGCAACGTAGGCAGGATACGCAGATACATAGAGCACCAGATAAACAGCGGTAGCGGCATAGCTGTTACGCTGCCAGCTAATCTGGGAATAGATGAGGGCATAATATGGCAGCTGATACGAGATGCGCAGGAAAAGAAAGCGAGGGCACAGCATGAACTATAGGCAGTGGAAAAAGAACTACAAAAAGCAGCACGGCTATAACCCGCCGATAGAAGAGGACAAAAGGAAGAGGGCAAGGCTGGCAGCAAAGCAGTTAAGCATATCGCTGCCACAGATCACAGAGGCGCTTAACAACCTTGCGCCAGCTTTATGCAGAGCACTTGCAGACGCTTGCGAAACGATAAGCAACGGCTTTGCGGCAGCAAGCAAAACCTTTGGAGAAATGGCAGAGAACTATAACACGGCAACGGTGCAGCAGTACCGAGAAAGCGAGGGCGCAACATGAACGTTACAGCGGTAGCAATTACGGCAATTATCTGTATTACGCTTTTAGTGGCGCAGATCATTGCAGAGGTAGCAAAGACAAAGCGGCACACTACGGAACTGGCAGCGGGTATAGCAGAAAGAGAAGGCACGCAGAGTGAATAACGTAGTACTAAGCGGCAGGCTTACGAAAGACGCAGACGTAAGATACACACAGGGCGAAAACCCGACGCAAATAGGGCGCTTTACGCTGGCAGTAGACGACTACAACGGCACGGACTTTATCAGCTGCAAGGCACTGGGAAAGCAGGCAGAGTGGTTAGAACGCTGGACGCATAAAGGCACAAAGGTAGAGCTTACGGGCAGGATAAAAACAGGACACTATACAAACAAAGACGGCAGAGAGGTTTACTACACAGAGGTACTGGTAAACAGTATAGGCTTTGGCGAGACGAAAGCAGAGGCAGAGCAAAGAGGCAGCAGGGGCACAGATAATGGCACAAGCGCAGATAGCTTTATGGATATACCAGACGACGTAGCGAACGAGCTGCCATTTAGGTAGACCAGAAAGGCGGGCGAGTGCATGAGGATAACAGAGGACGAGTTAGCGCAATTACTAAGGGCGGCGGCTAAAGCTGGCGTGGAAGAATACAAAAGACAGGAGAAGAAAGCGCGGCAGCAGGACAGATACCACGATACCTTTAGCCTTATGCGCAGATACAGAGACGCTGTTATATTCATGCAGCACGCAGAGGACGAGACGGCAAAGGCAAACACGGCGCGGAAATTAGAACACATAGACGCAGCCTTAGAAGAGATCAAGAGCAGGCGAAAGGCAGCAGGCAAAGAGACAGAGTACAAAGCGTTTGAGCTGTACTTTATGGACGGGCTGAACTATGAGCAGATCGTAGACAGATTGAACACAGGAAACAATACACCGAGGCGCTGGGTATCTGGAATTATAAACGAGCTATCGGTACTACTCTGGGGCTTAGAGGATAAATAAGCCAATGGTAAAAACATGGTAAAAAGCTGGCGCGGTATCGCTGGGTACAAAAGGTTAAGCTGATAGTGTGAGGCAGTGGGGCTGCGCATTGCATTGCGCATATCTTATAGCCTCCACCCAGCGTATGAAACTTAGGACGCTGGGCAAGACAGTAAGGCGGTGGGCAGTATGAAAGCATGAGCTAAAGAGTTTTACGAGGGCGCGGCATGGAGACAGACAAGGGCAGCGTACCTGCTTAGCCAGCAGAATATATGCGAACGCTGCGGAGATATAGCAAAGGTGGTACACCACAGGACATACCTAGCGCCGCAGAACATACACAACCCAGAGCTTACACTTAACTGGGCAAATTTAGAGGCACTATGCCAAGACTGCCACAACAGGGAGCACCATAGGGGCGAGAGGCGGAGCCGTTACGAGTTTGACGAAAACGGAAACATAAAACGAGCAGAACACGACACAACCGAGACAGCGCAGCAGCGTGCGCAGAAATCCCCCCCCATATTTTGAGAGCAGCATAGGGGAGCGGTAACCGAGCGGGGAGTATAAAAAAACTCTACAGGCGCGCGCAGGCGTGGTGTAGTAGGGGGTGTGGTGTAGGGAGCGAGGCGAGATATGGCAGGACAAATAAAAAAAGTGGAAGCAAAGCCAGAGGCTACGCCAAAGAAAGCGAAACCTACAAAGACTAAGACCGAGAAAACGAAAGAACAGAAAATTGCAGCGGAAAAGCGCAGACTACGCAGCATTTTTAAGGAGCTGGAAGAGAATAAGCGCAAGCTGGTTACGCCGCTTATAGAAAAGGCGGCATTTATGAGCGTAGAGCTGGACGCGCTGCAAGAGATCATAGAGCAGGACGGCTGGACGAGCGAATACAAAAACGGAGAGAACCAGTACGGCACGAAACGTAGCCCAGAGGCTGACACATACATAGCGCTTAGCAAAAACTACGCCGCAATTATAAAGCAGCTGGTAGATATTGTACCAGAGGCAAAGCGCAAGCAGACGCGGTTAGCTACGCTGCGTGAAGAGTAAGACACAAGTACCGTATGCCAGCTACATACACGAATACTACAGTAAGATTACAAGCGGCGAGATTGTAGTAGGCGCATGGATACTGGCAGTATTTAAGATCATTATTAACGGGCTGCTGGCAGGCGAGTATTTTTACGACGGAAAGCGCGCAAATAAGGCTATACGCTTTATCGAGGGCTTTTGCCACCACAGTAAGGGGCGCAATGATCTAATAACCTTAGAGCTATGGCAAAAAGCAATAGTAAGCTGCATTTTTGGCATAGTAGACGAGCAAAAAATACGTGTTTTTCGTGAAATATTTATAGTTATCGGGCGAAAAAACGGCAAGAGTTTGTTTGCCAGCGCCATTATTGCATACATGGCTTACATAGAGCCAGAGTACGGGCAGGAAATTTACTGCTTAGCACCAAAGTTAGACCAAGCAGCGCTTGTGTATGACGGATTTTATCAAATGGTACAGGCAGAGCCAGACTTAGAAGAGCTGGCAAAGAAACGCCGCGGCGATATTTACATAGCTGAAACCAACACGACCATAAAGCCTATAGCCTTTAATGCAAAGAAGAGCGACGGCTTTAACCCGCAGCTGGTGGTATGTGACGAAATGGCAGCGTGGAGCGGCGACGGCGGGCTAAAACAGTATGAGGTTATGAAGTCTGCGCTGGGAGCACGTACCCAGCCCATGATATTAAGCATAAGCACGGCAGGATACATAAACGACAGTATTTACGACGAGCTTATGAAACGTGCTACAAGTTTCCTTAAGGGCAACAGCAAAGAGCGCAGGCTTTTGCCGTTCCTTTACATCATTGACGACGTAGAGAAGTGGAACGACTTAACAGAGCTGCGCAAGGCTAACCCGAATATGGGCGTATCCGTACAGGAAAGTTTTTTCTTAGACGAGATAGCGGTAGCAGAGGGCAGCTTAAGCAAAAAGGCAGAGTTTTTAACAAAGTATTGCAATATAAAGCAAAACAGCAGCGTAGCGTGGCTTGACTACAGCGTAGTAGAGGCAGCAGACGCAGAAAAGAGCTTAGACGAGTTTACAGACTGCTACGCCGTGGGAGGTATTGATCTAAGCCAGACGACAGACTTAACAGCAGCCAGCGTGGTAATTGAAAAAGAGGGCACGCTTTATGCGTTTACAAAATTCTTTATGCCGCGCAACCGCATAGAAACACTTACAGCTACGGACGGCGTACCGTATGAAATCTTTGTAAAAAAAGGTGTGCTGGTGCTAAGCGGCGAGAACTACGTAGACTATCACGACGTATTTAACTGGTACGTTGAGCTGCTGGAAGAGTACGGCATACGTGTGCTGCAAATAGGCTACGACAGATACAGTGCACAGTATCTGGTGGACGACCTTAACGGCTACGGTTTCCATACAGACGACGTATGGCAGGGCGAGAACTTAACGCCAGTTATACGAGAGTTTGAGGGCATTATAAAAGACGGAAACTTTAAGATAGCAAGCAACAACCTGCTAAAGAGCCATTTCTTAAACGTGGCGCTTAAGCAGAACATGGAAACAAGGAAATTTAGACCGATCAAGATAGAGCAGCGGGCGCACATAGACGGCTTTGTATCGGTTATCGACGCTATGACGGTGCGCCAGAAATATTATACCGAGTACGGCGAACTGCTGAAAAACGCGGCATAGCGAAAGGATAGTAACACATGGGGCTTTTTGATTACATTTTTCACAGCAAAGAGCGCAAGATCACAGGGCAGTATTTTAAGCTACTGGACGGGTACACGCCAGTATTTACGACCTACGACGGCGGCGTATATGAAATGGACTTAACACGCACGGCTATTAACAGTTTTGCTACACATTGCAGCAAGCTAAAGCCAGAGATAAGCGGCAGCGCGCATAAGACTTTAGAGCGCACGCTACAGTTTAAGCCCAACAGCTTTATGGATACCACAAAGTTTATAGCACGGCTGGCGACTATCTTAGAGTGCGAGCATACGGCTTTTATCGCGCCCATAGAGGACGCATACGGCGACCTTTGCGGCTGGTATCCGATACGCCCAGCTATGTGCGAGGTTATAGAGTATGAGGGCGTGGTATATCTGCGCTACACCTTTGCAAACGGAGAGCGCGCGGCTATTGAGTTTGAGCGCGTGGGAGTACTGACAAGCTACCAGTACCGCAATGATCTGTTTGGAGAAGATAACAGCACAATGCAGCCCACAATGCAGCTGATACATACCAGCAATGAGGGCATTATAAACGCCGTGAAAAACAGCGCAAACATACGCTTTATGGCAAAGATAGCAAATATGCTTAAGCCAGAGGACATAAGGAAGGAGCGCGAGCGTTTTACAGAGGACAACTTAAGCGCTGACAACAAAAGCGGCATGATTATTTACGACAGCAAGTTTAGCGAGCTGAAACAGGTAGAGAGCAAGCCGTACACGCCAAACGCGCTGCAAATGCAGCAGGTACAGGAAAATGTTTGCACGCACTTTGGTACAAACATGGATATTTTACAAAACAAGTTTAATGAGGAAACATGGAACGCCTATTACGAGGGCAAGATAGAGCCGTTTGCTTTACAGTTATCGCTTGTTATGTCAAATATGACCTACAGCCAGCGCGAGATAGCGCACGGCAACGTGATTACATTTAGTGCAAACCGTCTGCAATATGCCAGCAATGCAACAAAGCTACAGGTAAGTACGCAGCTTTTCGACAGAGGACTACTTAACCGTAACGGTGTAATGGATATATGGAACATGGCGCACGTAGAAAACGGCGACAAGTACTACATACGCAAGGAATACACAGAGGTAGAAAAGCTGGGAGAAACGCCAAAAGTAATAACGCTGCCACCTGCGGCAGCAGTACCGCAGACGCAGGAAACAGAGCCACAAGAGAATACACCAGAGGGCAGCGGGGCAGCAGGCGCAGAGGATACGGCAGGAAAGGACGGTACAGAGTAATGCCAGTAGTAAAAGAAAGAGAGTACAGGGAGCTTGCAGCGCCACTAAGCGTGCAGGCGGCAGTAAAACGAATACAGACAGAGCGCTACGTAGAGGGCTACGCCACAACCTTTAACAAGCCATATGTGCTATGGGAGTTTGAGGACGGCACAAAGTACTACGAGCAGATAGACAGGCACGCACTGGACGGCGCGGACATGAGCGACGTTATCATGCAGTACGACCATGAGGGGCGCGTTTTTGCAAGGCAGAGTAACAAGACACTGCTTTTAATACCAGACGACCACGGGCTGCTTATCGCAGCTGATCTGGATAAAACAGAACTGGCACGCGGACTGTATGAGGATATAGCCGCAGGCATGATAAATAAAATGTCGTGGGCGTTTGTGGTATCAGAGGACAGCTACGACAGAGAAACGCACACCCGCACTATTTTAAAAATCAAAAAGATGTATGACGTATCGGCGGTAAGCATACCAGCTAACCAGGATACTGAAATATCAGCGCGTAATTTTGCACATAGGAGTTATGAGCAGGAGCAGCAGGAGCGGCTGTTAAAGCGCGTGGCAGCACTAAAGATTAGAGCAGCAATGTAAACAGAACAAAGAAAGAAAACGAGGTATAAAGACCATGAACAGACGCAAAGAGATTGAGCAGAGACTTGCAGTAATCAAGGCAGAACTTGAAACACGCGGCGCAGAAATGAACGCCGAAGAGATCAAAGCGTTAGAGGACGAGGTAACCGCTTTGCAGGAAGAGCGCGCAGCAATCGACGCGGCAGCAGAACAGCGTACAGCTTTGCTGGACAGACTGGCAGCGGGCACAACTGACGAAAACGGCAATGCACCTACTGTACTGCGCAGCTTTGGCGCTATGGACGGCAGCCAGAACGCAGAGCAGAGAGCAGAGACAGAGGACAAGTACGGCACTGTAGCATACCGTAAGGCATTTATGGAGTACGTAGTACGCAGCAAGCAGTTACCTGCGGAGTACAGAGCAGACGCGCTTACAAAAACCACAGACGTAGGTGCAGTTATCCCTACTACCGTACTTAATCAGATCATTCAGAAACTGGAAACAGCGGGCAATATCCTTGCACTTGTTACCAGAACTGCATACCGTGGCGGCGTTACTATCCCTAAGAGCACTGCAAAGCCTGTAGCAACATGGGTAGCAGAGGGAGCAGGCAGCGACAAGCAGAAAATGGATACAAGCGGAAGCGTAACCTTTGCATATCATAAGCTGCGCTGCGCTGTAGCAGTATCTTTGGAAGTTGACACAATGAGCATGAGCGCTTTTGAAAGCCTGCTTATCAACAATATCGTTGAGGCAATGACAAAGGCGCTTGACGCAGCGATCATTAAGGGAACTGGCAGCGGACAGCCTACAGGTATCCTTGCGGCTGCAAATATTACAGCTGCAACACAGGCAAAGCAGGTAGTAGAAACCAGCAAACTTAAGTACTCTGACCTTTGCGACGCAGAGGGAGCTTTACCAGAGGCTTACGAGGGCGGCGCTATCTGGTGCATGAGCAAAAAGACCTTTATGAGCTTTATCGGCATGACCGACGAGCAGGGGCAGCCTATTGCACGTGTAAACTACGGCTTGAACGGAAAGCCCGAAAAAGTGCTTTTAGGCAGACCTGTAGAGTGCACAGAGCATATGCCTAACTTTGCAGCTATCAGCACTGCAAGCGGCAGCACAGACAGCCCTTACTTTGGTTTTCTTTTCAGTTTCAAGGACTATGTGCTTAATACCAACTACGCTATGGGCATAAAGAAGTACGAGGACAATGACACCGACGACCAGATTACAAAGGGCATTATGCTTGCGGACGGCAAGGCAGTGGACGTAAACAGCCTTGTATTGCTTAAGAAAGTGGCAAGCGCGTAAGAAGTAAAACGGCAACGGCTGGCGGGGGGGGGGAATACCTGCCAGCCATAACCAGAAAGGGGCACATAATGACAGGACACTTAGACAAAGAGCAGCTTAACAGCATGACTAAGGAGCAGTTAGTAGAGCTGGCAGCAGAAATGCAGTTAGACACTGACGGACGCAAAGCAGACCTTGTTAAGCGTATCGCAGCCGCAGAGGTTGAGGTACAGGACGAGGCAGAGCTTACCGACGAGGATAAGGCGGCTATCGCAGAGGCAGAGGACGCAGCAAAAGCAGCAGACGAGGCAGCAGCAGATCACGAGGCACTTAACGAGGCAGCGGAAGAGGCGGCAGCGGAGTTAGAGGCTAAGCCGAAAGCAGACGCACAGGTAACCGAGGCGGGCGGCAATTTGCTGGTAACCGTATGCTGGGATTATCACGACAACGAACTTAAAAGGGTGTTGCACGTAGGCAACCAGCTTAAGGTATCAGAGGAAAGAGCAGAGCACCTTAAGAGCTTAAAGCTGGTTAAGTAACCAGAAAGGGGGCGCAGCATGGCGACTACGCTAACAGAAAAAATGCGCGCGGCGCTGCGCATATCCAATACTGGCAAGGCGATCACGGCGGAAATTAACGACGTAATAGAGGCGTGCAAGGCTGACCTTGCAGCAGTAGGCGTAGAAACAATAGACGAAACGGATGCGCTTATAGTTAGGGCTATTACACTTTTTTGCAGGGCAGAGTTTAATTTTAACGGCAAGGGCGATCAATACCGCCAGAGCTACGACCTGCAAAAAATGTCGTTAAGTCTGGATATGGACTACAGCGGCGGGCGGGTATCCGAAACGGACACCACAAACGACGGAGCAGGCGGCTAATATGGCAATCTGGGCAGATGAAATAACGCTAATAGCGCAAGCAGAGCCAGAGGAAAGGCTAAATAGTAACGGTTTTCCTAACGACCTTACAGAAACGCCTATAACCGTATTCTGCAATAAGAAATCTGTAGGCTACTCTGAATTTTTTAAGAGCCAGCAGGCAGGCATACAGGTAGATTTTAAAGTAGACGTGCACACCGTAGACTATGACGGGCAACAGCTTGCAGAGTTTGAGGGCAAACGATACCAGATACTGAAAACCTACGGAATAGACGACCTGCGGCAGCAGTCGCACAACACCGCAGAAAGCGAGGGGTAACAGTGGCAGAGTTTAACGTAGAGGGAATGGAAGAGCTTAGCGCAGCTTTTATGGCGCATGAGCAAGGGGCAGAGCAGGTAGTAGGGGAAATGATGGAAGAGGCAGCCAAGATATACGTAGAAGAGCACAAGCAGGCAGCAGGTGACTACGGTATCCGTAAAACAGGCGGCTTTATAAACAGCATAAAAGCCAGCACCGTGCGAAGAGAGGGAACGGCACTAACCGTAGACATATGCCCAGAGGGTAAGAGCGACCACCCAGCAGATTACGGCGGCGGCAGCAACAAAAGAAAAGGCAAAAGCAGAAAAGGTAACGTAAGATATGCCACTATCGGCTTTATCCTTGAATACGGCACAAGCTCTATACCGCCACGCCCGTGGTTTACACAGGGCAATGCGAAAGCGGAAAACAAAGGCTATGAAAAGGCACAGGAGATATGGAGCAAGTACGTAGATAAGACGTTAGGGTAGGAAAGGAGCAGAACGCATGGCGCTTAAGGATACGCTGGAAAGCGTTATACCAGCCGAAAGAAATATATTTACGGCAAAGACAAAGCCACGTCAGTACTGCACCTTTATGCGCGTTTTGGAGCAGGCGGCAGTTTCCGCAGACGACGAGGAAAAGGCTACACAGATCATATGGCGCGTAACGCTTTTTAGTAAAGGCGACTACGAGGCAACACTTACGGCACTAAAGAGAGCATTAAAAGTAGCAGGGTGTTATGTAAATTCTATCGACGCAGAACAGCTGGACGAAGAAACGGGCTATACGTTTATACCCTTAACAATCGAGCAACTAATAGAAAGCGAGGTATAAAGCAATGACTTTAGGACTTAAAGACCTTTACTACGCTGTTATCACAATGACAGACGGGGTAGAAACCTACGGAACGCCTAAGAAAATGGCAGAGGCTATGACAGCTGGGCTTACCGTGAACGTGGCAGAGGCACAGCTTTACGCTGACGACGCGCTTAGCGAGAGCGTAAAGGAATTTACCAGCGGCGAGCTTACTTTAGGCATTAAGGAGCTTGCACCAGAGGTAGTAGCAGAGCTTTTAGGGCAGAAAGTGGACGAGAATAAAGTAGTATGGGCAGGCGACGACGAAGCACCATTCGTAGCTGTAGGTTTCTGCGCTAAGAAAACAGGCGGCAAGTATAAGTATGTGTGGTTACAGCGTGTGCAGTTTGCCGTACCCGAAGAGAGCTACGAGACAAAGGGTGAAAGTATCAATTTTCAGACACCCAAAATTAAGGGCACGATCTATAAGACTATCGGTACAGGCAAGTGGAAAGCTGACTACGTGGGAGTACCTACAGACGCAGTGGCAGCGGGCTGGTTTTCCGCAGTTAAGACCTACACCGCACCTACTACCGCACCTTGAGCGAAAGATCATAAAAGAGACGACGGGCGCAGCCATAGGCGCTGCGCCCATATTTGAAAGAGAGGGCTAAAAAGATATGAGCGCAATTAAAGACGGCAGATACCCTGTAGAACTTAACGGGAAAACATATTATTTGCTTTTCGACTTAAACGCACTGGACGCGGTACAAGATCGTTTTGGTGGCTACGATAAGTTAGACACTATCTTTAACACAGAAAATCCGAACATGGTAAAAGACCTTAAGTGGCTGTTTACACTGCTTATCAATGAGGGCATGGAAGAGGGGCAGCCGGAGGTTACAGAGCAGCAGGTAGGAAAGCTGATACACGTAGGCAACCTTACCGACGTGCAGAACGCTATTTACGCTGCCTTTTCGTATGGAGCAAGCGGCGGCGAAAGCAGCGAAGAGGATAGCGAGGACGGCGGCGAGGCAGCAGAGGACGACGAGGGAAACTTAACGAGCGCGCCGCAGAATTAGACACGGCGCGCCTACTTTATATTGCAGTAACCATGCTGCGATTTACAGAGCGCGAGGCATGGCGCAAAACGCCGTATCAGATTGTTAAATTATTCAAGTACCACAAAGAGTACAACCCTTTACAGTTTGGCTTTAACCAGAACGCTGCCGCGACAGCTGGCAACACGGAGCAGCTGGACGACATAGACATAGCGTTAGGGGGCTTATAAATGGCAGATACCACGAAACAGGTAAAAACTAAATTAACCTTTGACGGCGAGGCGGCGTACAAGGCAGCTGTTAAGGATATTAACAGTAATCTTAAGGTACTTAACTCTGAAATGAAGTTAGTAACGGCAGAGTATAAAGCAAACGGCGCGAGTATGGATACGCTTAAGGCTAAACAGGAAACCTTAAAAAAGACATACGACGAGCAAAAGAAAAAGGTAGAAGAGACAGAGAAAGCGCTTGCAAAGTGCCGCAAAGAGACTGGCGACGACAGCGAGGAAACAAAGAAGTTAGAGACTAACTTAAACTACGCCAAAACCGCCTTAGCCCAGACAGAGGGAGAGCTTAAAAAGACCGCACAGGAAATGGACGGGCTGGAAAAGCAGACCGACGAGGCAGGCAAAGAGGCAGACGAGGCGGGCAAAAAGTTTGACGGACTGGGAAGCAAGCTAAAGGCTGTAGGTGCTGCTATGGGTGCTGCTATGGCAGCTATCGGCGCGGCAGCAGTGGCAGCGGGTAAAGCTATATGGGATATGGCAAACGACGTAGCAAGCGCAGGCGACGAGATAGACAAAGAAAGCCAAAAGCTACAGATAAGCAGCGATCTATACCAAGAGCTAAGCTATGCGTGCGAGCGTAGCGGTAGCAGTATAGATGATCTAAAAAAAGGCGTAAAGAATATTACGGACGAACTGGGAAAAGCAGGACAAAGCGCAGAGGGAGCGGGTAAAAACTTTAAGGCTATCGGCGTATCACTGAAAAACGCAGATGGCAGCCTAAAAGATACAGAAACCGTGCTTATGGAGAGCATAGACGCACTGGCGGCTATGGACGACGAAACAGCAAGAAACGCAGCGGCTAACCAGATTTTTGGAAAAAGCGCAGCGGAACTTTTACCGCTGCTTAACAGCGGTAGCGACGGCATAAAAGAGCTTATGGAAGAGGCAGAGGCATACGGTATGGTTATGTCCGAGGACGCGGTAGCAGCAAGCGCCGCCTTTGAGGATAGTTTAACCCGTATGAAGGGCACTTTTAACGGGCTTAAAAATAGGCTTATGGGCGACTTTTTACCGAGCATTACAAGTGTAATGGACGGACTAAGCGACCTTATGGCAGGAAACGACACCGCAGGCGAGAAGATAAAGCAGGGCGTAACAGGCATAGTAGAGAACATAGCGCAAGCAGTACCGCAGGTGCTTACGCTGGTTACAAGTGTAGGCGAGGCGATACTTACAGCTCTACCAAGTCTGTTAAGTGCACTGGTAACAGGAATAACAGAGGCGCTACCTACGCTTATGGATACCGTACTACAGACGGTAACGCAGTTAGTAGGCGTGCTTTTATCTGCACTGCCACAGATTTTACAGGCAGGTATGCAGATCATTATACAGCTGGCGACAGGAATAGCGCAGGCACTACCTACGTTTTTGCCGCAGATAGTAGAGGTAGTGGTAGGCATTGTAAATATGCTTATACAAAACATACCGCTTATTATCGACGCAGGCATAAAGCTGCTTTTAGGTATTGTAGAGGCAATACCTACGGTTATCACGTCTATAGTAGCAGCGCTGCCAGAGATCATAACAAATATTGTAAACGCGCTGGTAACGGCAATACCGCTGATTATAGACGGAGCTATACAGCTGCTTATGGGTATCGTAGAGGCAATACCTACGATTATCGACGCACTTATAGCAGCCCTACCGCAGATCATAGAGGCGATAGTAAACGGACTTATAACGGGTATGCCTTTAATTATCGAGGGCAGCATAAAGCTGTTTATGGCGATTATCGAGGCGTTACCAGAGATCATAGTAGCGCTTACAGAGGCGCTGCCGCAGATCATAACAACCATAGCCACAAGCCTTGCAAATGGTATACCACAGCTGTTTACGGCGGCAAAAGACCTGTTATGGCAGGTTATCGAGGCTGTACCAGAGATCGTAGCAGGACTGGCAGAGGCAGTACCGAACATTATAAGCGGAATTGTAAACGGACTGGTAGGCGGCGTAAGCGCGGTATTTGACGCAGCAAAGACGCTGGGCAGCGGCATACTGGACGGCATAAAGGGCTTTTTTGGTATCCATAGCCCAAGCACTGTTATGGAAGAGCAGGGCGACTATATCGTACAGGGCATGATAAATGGCATTACAGAGCTGCCCAACAAACTAAACGAGACTTTGCAGCAGGCGATAACTACAGTAACACAGTGGGGCGCTAATATGCTTAGCAAAGCCACAGAAGTAATGCAGGCTATGTTGCATGGCATTGTAAGCATAGTAACGCAAACACCAGCGCAGATATATAACAGCATAGTAGGGGCTATTACGCAGCTTTCAAACTGGGGCGCAAGTATGCTGGCGCAGGCAAGGAGTAGCGCAAACAGCATGGTACTGGGCATTATCAATATAGTTAAAGAGATACCAAGCAAAATATATAACGCGATCATAGGCGCAGTACAGCAGGTAACAAACTGGGGCAACAGAGTTTTAGAGGCTGCAAAAAGCGCTATGCAGAAAGTCAAAGACGGCATTATTAATGTATTCAGCGATATAGGCAGCAAGTTTGCCACTATCGGCAGCAATATAGTACAGGGTATCTGGAACGGCATAAACGCAGGCTGGGACTGGCTAAAGGATAAGGTTAAAAACCTTGCTAATAGTCTGCTGGACGCTGCAAAGAGCGCTTTAGGCATAGAAAGCCCGTCAAAAGTCTTTAGAGACGAAGTAGGCGTATATATGGCAAAGGGCATAGGTGTAGGCTTTGAACGCGAAATGAAGAGTGTAAAACAGCAGATACAGGACGCTATACCTACAGACTTTGACGTAGACGTAGACGGCAACGGCGGCAAGAGAGGCGGCGCAGGCGCAGGACTTAGAGGCGTAACCGTGATACAGAACATTTACGCCAATACCACAGACTATGCAAAGCAGCAGAGAGAGGCGGCACGTAACTTTAGACTGATAGCAAGGACGGTATAAAACATGGCTATAGAGCAGCTTATTTATACAAACTCAAACGGCGAAAGACTTATATTTAGCACCATGAGCGTATACCACGTCAATGTATCGAAAGACGTAACGGGTATAAGCGATATAAAAAACACGCTATACACCACAAGCTCTATGGGGCAGCACGGCGAGACGTTTATAAGTCAAAAGATAAACAGCCGCGACATTGATATAGCGGGCAGTATCAACAGAAAAGACAAAGACGTAATGCTACAGCTGCGCAGATCAATGCAAAAGATACTTAACCCAGAGCTTAACGCCACTCTAACCTATGTATACGGCAGTTTTACAAAAGTAATAGGTGTAAAAATAGATAGCGCACCAGTATTTAGGCGCAAGAAAGTGTTAGAAGAGTTTACGATACAGCTTACGTGCCCGTCGCCTTTTTGGAGAGATCAAAAGGAAAGCAGGCAGGATATAGCAAGCTGGGTAGGTAGCTTTAGTTTTCCGTTAGAAATACCAGAGGACGAGGGCATAATTTTTGGGTACAGACAACCAAGCGTAATAGTAGACGTATATAACGAGGGCGACGTAGCCACGGGTATGCGGGTAGCTTTTAAAGCTACTGGAACGGTAAGCAACCCGCAAATACTGAACATAAACACGGGCGAGTATATACAGGTAAACGCTACGCTGGCAGCGGGCGAGACAGTAATAGTAAATACGGAGTATGGAAACAAGGGCGCAGTAATGCAGAGCGGCGGCGAAGAGGTAAACTACTTTAGACATATAGACGTAGACAGCACCTTTATGCAGCTGGCAATAGGAGACAACGTATTTAGATATGACGCAAGCGCAGGCTTAGACGCCTTAGAGGTAACCATATACTACAGCCCTGAGTATTTAGGAGTGTAAGACATGGAGCTTAAAGTATTTGATACAGCATTAGAGCCGCTGGGAATTGTAGACGAGGTTATAAGTACAATATGGCAGCCTACATACTGGGCACAGGGAGCATATGACGATTGCAAGATACTTGCACCAGTAACCAGCAACAATAATGAGCTACTGCGCAAGGGCAATATTGTTGTATTGCGTGGAGAGGCGGCAGAGTATACCGACGAGCAAGGCGACTGGCGGCGCGCTATGCAGATCACTTACCGCTATATTACAAAGGACGAGAACGGCACAGAACAAATAGAGGTACAGGGCTGCTTTATAAAAAAATGGCTAAGCAAGCGTGTGCTACTCAAAAACACCATTATAACGGATACGTGCCAGAACATCATAACGCAGCTGGTAAGAGACAACATAGGCAACGGCGCAGCCGCAGCCAGAGCCTTTGCACAGTTTGAAATATTGCAGCAGGATAACTTAGGCGGCGATAGCGTAGACTACACGACGGTATACGGCGCAGACTTAGGCGAGGCAGTGTGCGACAGGGCACTAAGCGGCAAGCTGGGGTATGACATTCTGGTAAACGAAAGAGCAAAGTTATACGGTTTTTGGCTATACAAGGGGCTGGACTTAAGTAGCGGAAACAATGACGGCAACACGCCGTGTATATTTAGCCGAGACTTTGACAACGTAACAGAACAAGATTACACGGAAAGCATAGAGAATGTAAAAAACGTGTGCTTTTGCAGCAGCGCGCCAGACGAAAACGACACAATATACTACTTAGAGATAGGCAGAGCAGAGCTTACGGGAATAGACAGAGACGAGCTTTACATAGATCTAAGTAGCATAAGCTGGGATACGCAGGACAGCGCAGGAACTACACAGAGGATAAGCTACAACAAGTATATGGAGCTTATGACAACAGAGGCAAACACACAGCTGGACGACTACGGCGAGACTATCAACTTTGAAAGCACCATAAACACAAGCAAAAATCTGCAATATAAAACAGATTTTAACGTAGGCGACAGAGTGACGACCATAGAAAAAAACTGGGGCATAAGGATAGACGCGCGCATAACAAAGATAAACGAGACGTGGCAGGACGGCAAGCACACTTTAGAGGTAACCTTTGGCGATAGCTTACCAACACTGTTAGACAAGATCAAGAAAATAAGAAAGTGAGGTAATAAACAGCATGGCACAAAAATGTTTTCCTTTTAACAGCGCAAGCGGCGACAGAGTTTACAAGGCAGAGGACTTTAGGCAATACTTTGCGCAGTTTATCGGCAACGGCGTTTTTTATAACACAGCCAGCAGCTTAAGGGTAACCGAAAACGACGGCATGAAAGTACAGGCTGCAGCGGGCGCAGCGTGGGTAGACGGCGCGGGATATATCAACGACAGCGCACTTAGCATAACGCTGGCAAATGCTGACGGAGCACTAAGCCGTATAGACAGGATAGTAGTAAGGTGCAGCTATGCCGAGAGAAACGCATATATAGACGTGCTACAAGGGCAGTACAGTGCAGCACCAGTAGCGCCAAGCATAACCAGAAATGCAGACCGCTACGAGCTGGCGCTTGCAGACGTGCTGGTAGCTGCTGGCGTTACATCAATTACGCAGGCGGCTATAACAGACCTAAGACTAAATACAGCACTTTGCGGTATCGTAACTGGGCTTATCACGCAGGCAGATACAACAGATATATTTAACCAGTTTGAAAGCTACTTAGAGCAGTTTAAGGCACAATACATAGCAGATATAGAGGACTGGACGAAGACGGAAGAAAGCAGCTTTAATGACTGGCAGGCAACAAAAAAAAATGCCTTTTTGGATTGGGTAGCGGAAATACACGACATATTAGACGAAAAGGCAGCAGGAAAGCTGTTAAACAGGATAGAGGCAGAGGCAAAAAAAGCGTTCGGGCGACACTACGGCATGATTAACAGCACTACAGAGTTTTTGCCTAACGGAAACATAGAAACAACAAACAGCGAGGGAACAATACTTACCAGCTTTGGCACAGATATAAGCGGTAACAAGACCATAACAGAGGTATTAACACCTGCGGCAGCAGGCAGCAGTACATACACCAAAGTAACTACAGTAATACCTGCCACGGGCAGCAGCAACAAAACAATAAGAGAGGAGTATACAGAGGCATGAGCTACGCAGAGGCAAGTTATATTATTGACGAAATAGGCGAGAAGATCACAGAAAGCGCAGGCGTAGGTATACCACCTGCAAATATGCAGCTATTTAGTGCACAGGCTGGCGACGGCAAAATAACGCTTAAGGCGTTAGAGCCAGCGGACACAGAAATAGACGGGCAGCTTATTGCAAGCTGTAAAGGCTTTAAGATAGTAATGAGTACAGACGGCTACCCGGCAGACGAAAACAGCGGCGAGCTGGTTATAGATCATGTGGCAGACGGCAGCACGCTTACACATGAAATAACAGGGCTTACAAATGATGCAGCGTATTATTTTTGCGCTTTTCCTTATACAGATCACGACGTAACCAACAGGGCAGCAGGCTTAAGAGTGCTTGCAGGCAGCCACCCTAACAGAGCGACAGCAACGCCACAGATATATGTACTGTATGGCTTTAGGAGAACCAAAGCAGACAGCAACCCAGCTACCAGAGTGGCAGCTACAGATATGGCAATAGGTGTAACACCAGCAAGCATGGACACAAGCACAGGCGCAATAGACTTAGGCGGCTGGGCAAGCGCGTGGTTTGTTACTGGAAATAAGCCCGTAATGTTAAAGAGCAATGGCACTATAGATTACGAGCTTAACCCTAACGATTACACAAAGAAGTTAGACGGCACAGCCAGCGACGTAGCAAACACAAGTTACGACGGCAACGCTATGGCACTTATACCTACGTGTTGGGTAAAACGCTGGCAAGACAGAACATACGAATATTTCCAAGTGTGCAACATACAGCTTAACGAGGACTTTAAGGCATACGCACACCAGCGCGAGGACGGCAGCATAATGGAGTGGTTTGCACGCAGTATTTATGACGCTGGACTTGTAAGCGGTAAAGCCAGATCACTTAGCGGACTTGCGCCGAACAACACAACCGCAGGTGGCACACAGCTTAGCTACGCACAGGCAAACGGCAGCTTATGGGATAGTGATACGTGGAGCAGAGTAGCACTTATATGGGATTTATTAACCCTTATGGGGCTTAATGACGACGTGCAGGCAACGTGGGGCTATGGATACTATGCGGGTATGTCACAGGCAAGCCACCTTAAGACGGCTGGCACAGGAAATACAAAGGGGCAGTTTTACGGTACACACGTTAACGACGTGGTTAAGGTATTTCATATTGAAAACTTCTGGGGCAATATCTGGAAGATACTACAAGGGCTGGCATACAACACTACTGGCAAATACGGCGTAAAAATGACACGCCCGTACAGCACAAGCGGCAGCGGTTATACGGCTATGAGCTTTGGCATGACTGGCACAAGCGGCGGCTATCAGAGCGCCCACAATATGAGTGAGTACGGCTGCTTACCTACTACGGTATCTGGCAGCGATAGCACATACATACCAGACGGCGCATGGTTTAATACGTCGCAACAAAACTTTGCCCGCTTTGGCGGCGGTGGCGCTAATGGCTTGCTCGTGGGGCGCGCTTTGGATTTGAACGATGCGCTTTCCGTCGCGTATTGGGGCTTCGGGCTGGGCTTGACTTGCGAGCAACCTTTAGCGGCGTAAGCCGCTGGGGGGAGCGGGGGAACTCCCCCGTATAAACTGACGGCAAAATAATTTAGGGGTTTTAAGGTACGACTTGTAGGGCTGCCCTTTGCCCGCTTTGGCAGCAATGGCAATAATGGCTTGCACGTGGGGCGCGCTTTGAATTTGAACAATGCGCTTTCCAACGCGAATTGGAACTACGGGCTGGGCTAAACTTATTCTTTATACGGAACATTAACCAAAGTATCTTATGATCCTACACCGCAGGCGCTTGCAATAGCGCTAACTATTAAGTGAGTGGAAATACAACCGCAAAAGGTAAGGGTTAGTAGCACAGATATAGCGAAAGCCCTTTAGGTGAATAAGTCAAAAAATGAAAAGCTACAAAAACCTTATGGAGCAGATAGCCAGCGAGGACAACATAAGGGCGGCAATAATGAACGCAAGCAAGCGAAAGCGAGGCAGAGCAGACGTAAAGGAAGTATTAGAAAACATAGACTATCACATAGAAAAGGTGCGCACCATGCTGCTTACAGGCACATACAGGGCACATGTAGACGAGCCAGTAGTAGTAAACGAGGGTACGCACCACAAGGTAAGACGGATACGCAAGCCGCATTTTAAGTACGACCAGATAGTACACCACTGCATTATACAGGTATTGCAGCCGATTTTTACAAAGCCTATGTACCGCTACAGCTGCGGCAGCATACCGACGCGCGGCGCACATTACGGCAAGAAACGTATAGAGAAATGGCTTAAGCACGATACAAAAGGCACTAAGTACGTTTTCAAAATGGATATAAAGCACTTTTACGAGAGTGTAGACAAAGACGTACTAAAGGCAATGCTTAAGGCGAAAATAAGAGACTGGCGGGCGCTTAAGCTGATATACGAAGTTATAGACAGCTGCGACAAAGGGCTACCGCTGGGAAACTACACAAGCCAATGGTTTGCAAACTTTATGCTTACGCCGTTAGATCACTACATAAAAGAGCAACTGCACGCAAAATACTATATGCGCTATATGGACGACATAGTAATTTTTGGCGGCAATAAAAAAGAGCTGCACAAGATACATAAAGCCATAGAGCAGTACTTAGCTGAAAACCTGCACCTGCGCATAAAGGAAAACTGGCAGGTATTTAAGTTTATCTATACCGATAAAAACGGAAAAGAGCACGGCAGACCGCTGGACTTTATGGGCTGGCAGTTTTACAGAGACAAAACCATATTGCGAAAGAGCATATTTATACGTATCATGCGCAAGGCAAAGCGTGTAGGCAGGCACACCACAATAAAAGGCGCGCAGGGCATGATAAGCTACATGGGCTATATAAAGCATACGGACACTTATGGCAGCTACCGAGATCACATACGCCCGTATGTAAATATAGGAAAACTCAAACGCTTTACAGCAAAGAGAGCAAAGCTACAGAAAGGAGCGCAACACAATGCTACAAATGGACTGGAAAACCAGACAGGGCACACAGGCAGAAAAGCCAGCGATACTGGATATAGTAAGCAGCCCGCACACAGTTTACCTAAGAAAGAACATAGTACAAAAGACAGTTAAAGATATACAGAGCGGCAACAAGCACAAGGTATGGGAGTACGACGAGGTACAGTTTAGCACCGCAGAATACGAAAGAGAGCCAGTAGCAATAAACGAAATGGCGCAGCTGATCGAACAGAACAAGGACAGCCAGCAGACCTATGCAGAGATACTGTTAGGGCAGGCAGAGCAGCAGGCGACATTAGACGCGCAGGACGAGACGTTAGCAGCGCTACTGGAAAACACGCTATAAGAAAGGGGGGCGAAAATGAGCAGAATTTACAGCATTGTAAAGAGGTACTTTGACAAGGGTATATACGACGAGACGGACGTAGCAAAGTTTGTGGCAGCGGGCAAGATCACGCCAGAGGAATACGAGCAGATCACGGGCGAGCCTTACGCAGAAAGTGAGGGCGTATAAATGACAATAGCAAACTGGTTGTCACTGGGGGCGCTTGCAGTGGCGCTGTTTATGGCGGCAATCAATACCACAAATAGCAGCAAGAGCCAGAGGAAAGCGGAAAAGGAAGAGATGGAAGAGGAAACAGCACGTACCACGGGGCTTATGGTTGCCTTAGAGGGTATCAAAAACCAGCTTACACGGATAGAAAACGAGATCAGCACCGTAAAGCAGGATAACAAGGAAAACCACGACAAGCTGCTTATCATGGAGCATAGCCAAAAGAGCGAGCACAAACGGCTGGATATGCACGAGCAGAGGCTTAACGCTTTGGAGCGTGCGGCGCGGATAGACCACTACCGCGACACGGACACCGAGGGCAAGTAAATGAGGCGGCGCAGGATAAGGCGGGCAAAGCAGCCCACCGCATGGCTTTGGGAGTTTTCCAAGCGCGTAGTGGTGGTTACTGCGCTGCTGTACTTCGTATCGTGCATATATGCGCTGATCGTGTGCACGACATGGCAGGACACAGCGACCATAGGCACTATGGTAAGCGAGGCAAACGAAACTTTTAGGGTAGTGGTAGGCGGCTACATGATAAAGGCAGGCGTGGAAAACGCGCTAAAGATAGCAGGAAACAAAAGAAAGGGCGACACCACAGAAAATAGCGCGCCAGAGGACGGCGGCGCGCTGGGATAAGAAAGCGAGGTATAAGGCTATGGAGTTTATCATAGACAACTGGGCGCTGATTGTGGCGCTTTTCGCTGCGGTAGGAGCTGGCGCGGCAGCGGGCATACGGTTTTACAGCCAGCCGACAGAAAAACAGGTAGAAAAGGTAAAAGAGTGGCTGCTTTATGCAGTGACTATGGCAGAAAAAGAGTTAGGCGGCGGCACGGGAAAGCTAAAGCTGCGCTACGCGTACGACCTGTTTTTATCTAAATTCAACTGGCTGGCTAAAGCTATCAGCTTTGAGCAGTTTAGCGGGCTGGTAGACGACGCTTTAGAGGAAATGAAAAGGCTGATTGAAAGCAACGCAAGTATGCAGCAGCTGGTAAACATGATCGAGAAATAAGAGGGCGCGCGTATGAAGTTATCAGACAACGGCGTAGAGTTGTTAAAAGAGTTTGAAAGCCTGCGGCTTACACCATACAAGGCGCTACCGAGCGAGCCATATTACACAATAGGCTACGGACATTACGGCACAGATGTTACCGCAGATATGCGGATAACGATAGCGCAGGCAGAGGCGTATTTACGACAGGACGTAGGCACGGCAGAGGCGGCGGTAAATAAATACTGCGCGGCGCTGGGGCTTAACCAGAACCAGTACGACGCGCTTGTATCGTTTACCTACAACTGCGGAGCGGGCAACCTGCAAAAGCTGGTAAAGGATAGGACAAAGGCGCAGATAGCGGCAGCGCTGTCAGACTATTGCCACGCAGGGGGCAAGGTGGTGGCGGGGCTGGTGCGCCGCAGGAAAAGAGAGCAGGAACTATTTAACACACCTACCGAGGGAGCGAGCAATATAGAAAGCGAGGGCGGTAATATGAGCAAAGCACAGCAGGCAGTAGACTTTGCCGTAGCGGTAGCAAAGGACGATACACACGGCTATGACCAGATAGACCGCTGGGGCAATCCTAACTATGATTGCAGCGGGCTTGTTATAACGGCATACGAGCGCGCAGGGGTACACGTAAAGACAAACGGCGCAACCTACACGGGCAACATGCGCAAAGTATTTCTTAAGACTGGCTTTACGGACGTTATCAGCAAGGTAAACGTAAAGACGGGCGCAGGCTTGCAGGTGGGCGACGTGCTGCTACACCAGAGCAAACACACCGCGCTTTATATCGGCGGCGGGCAGATCGTACACGCCAGCATAAACGAAAAGGGCACGGCAACAGGCGGCAAGAGCGGCGACCAGACAGGTAAAGAGATATGCACGCGCAGCTACTATAACCACCCGTGGGATAGCGTGCTACGCTTTACGGGAGACGGGCAGCGGATGGCAGCGGGCTTTAATGCCGTGGGCACGGTAACAGTAACGGGCGACAGCGTAAACGTGAGGACGGGCGGCGGCAAAAGCCACCAGATCATAGCGGTAGCGCACAAGGGCGACGTGCTGCAATATGACGGCACGCAGCAAAACGGCTGGTATCATGTAAGCATTAACGGCGTGGCTGGATACATCAGCAACAACTACAGCAAGCCGAATGCGGCGCAGGTGGCAGGCTTTGCCAAAAAGGTAATCTGCACGGGCAACGGCGTGCGGATACGCAAAGGCGGCGGTACTGGCTGCGCTATCCTTTTAACCGTAAACAAGGGCGCGGTAATGTACGGGACAGCACAAAGCAAAACGGCTGGTATCATGTAAAGTACGGCGCTACCGTAGGCTATATGCCCCCAGACTATGTAAAAGAGTGATGATATGAGCGAGAAAGAGTTAGAGGCGCTGCGCGTGCTTATGGCTAATGCAGCCTGTACGCTTACGCTGGGCTGCGACTACTGCCCGCACTACGAGCAGGAAAAGAAAGCCATAGAGCAGCGGGGCGGTTGCGCAGAGAGAATAGAACCAAGCGCGCTGCGCGAGGCGCTTATAGAGCTTAGAGGCTTTAAGCCTTAACAGATTAAGACGGACGCACCAGACGGCGCGCCCGTTTTTCTTTGCAAAAATCTTTTTGAAAAA